GAATGACTATAGGTATCGCCATAACACGGAAATACGCTGACAGCCCTGCGGCTATCGCTGATATGATGATTTTTGCTGTGTTTTCTTTCATTACTGTTCCTCTCTTTCGTATGTTTGTCCCGTGATTGTTGTATACTCCTCAGCCGTGATCCACTTGCCGACAAGAGTAACATTAGTTTATTATAGCCTTCTTTAGCTGATTATCGTCGATACTTAGTCAGAAAACAACATTTACCTGTCTGGGGGGCATCGGTATTGACAAAAACCCAAACATAATCTCCACCAACATACACTCCTTGCACCACACCGAGATAAGGAGTTCCGTCATCTTTATAATATTTCACACTGTTTTTAACTGACGAATAATCGGAAAGCGACACTTTATTTATAGTATACACTCCAGAACTTTCAGCTCCGCCAACATACAACGTGTTATTCCAAATGTCAGCTCCCTGGATGCCAAACGCAGGAAGATTTTCTTTCCGTTCTAACTCAATAAACTCTCCGTTAAAGTTTCCACTTGAGTCTCGTTTCAACAGCACCTTAACTATCGTTTTCAAATCATTGGACAAAAGAACGGCGATGTTATTTTCCCCAAGATTGGAATCGCCCCACAAAGCCTGCACCTTATATCCAATATCAACATTGTATTTAATGCCAGCATCGGCTATAAGTGCAGTATTTCCAAGTTCTAATGGGTGAGGAATAACAACAAAATAATTGCCCTCCGTTTCAAAATCATTTGCTCCGTTTCCGAAAATCAAACAGTCGTTTGCTTCGCAATAGTCAACAACATTCCAATGCCCAAAATCACAGTTGATTGTTCCAATGTGAACAAACTGTTCACCGTCCCACTTATACCGAAAAACTCCTGTACCATTGGAGAAATCGGTAGTATTGCATTTAGCGAGCCACAATTCATCTTTCACAAACGTAAAATCGTTTTGATTGAATGTGAAAGAATTCCTAAGTTTGCTTATGGTTAAAACTGCATTATCCTCGTGATGTGGATATGTTCCAAAAGTGTATTTGTTAAGAATATCATTGTAATTGTTAAGGATATCATTCAAATTTTCAGGAACTATTGATATTTTTAAATGATATTTTTCGTAAGGGATAGGTTTCATGTCTGATTCGCCACTTATCAACATGAATTTACCGCCTGTAGATGATGTATAGTTGTAAGATACTCTAATGAATTTTGCACCTTTGGGAATTTCTACAACCGATTGTGACATATCGGCAACACCAGCTGCCGAATATGTTTTAAGATGTCCACTATTAGATTCAGACGCATAAAACGAAATTCTGTAGAAACACCTCATTGCTTTTCCATTCACAATAGTATATGCACTTACATATTTTTCTGCAAGAGAAGAAATATCAATATAATTTACTGTAGCACATCCAGCTGGGAAGTCGTTCATGATATTACCATCACTCCCAAGTCTTGAACCGTCCACAAGGAGTGTTTCATCCAGCAAATTAGATCCGGTCTTCCAAAACAAATTAGGCTGGTTGGTTTTTAAATCAGTTAAATCTTCCTTTAGCTGATTAACGGAGTCTGCATTTTCCAGAGCTGTCTGTGCGGCAGTTTCTGCGCCCTGTCTAGCCGTTTCAGCCTGCGCAGCGGACGTTTCTGCAGATGCCTGTGCGGTCTCAGCTCGGCTTGCCGCCTGCGTTGCCGTATCGGCGGATTTCTCTGCAGCTGTGGCAGATTTTTTTGCGTTTTCAGCCGCTGTAGTCGCCGTTTCTGCAGCGGTGACGGCTGTCTGCATATCTGCGTGCGCCTGTCTGCCTATGGCGTCTATGCGGTCTAGTGCGTCCACCGCCACATCAGGTGACGGGATAGCCGTATCACCGATAGCCGCACCGATGCGCAGGCGGAATATGCGTGATTTTTTAACTAAAATATACTCGTCGCCTGACAGTTTCTTTGCACATATCTGACAGCTGACTGTCTGCGCCGACCGCAAGATATCAGCAGTAGGCGTCCACTGTCCGCCTGTGATATCGACCTCATACGTCACGCCATCGCCATAGTCGATAGTCAACACATAGCGGTCTGCACCGTCTACTGTCAGCCCTTCAACCGACACGGGTCTAGCATTTGTTTCACCGACATAGCCCAGCAATGCAGTGTTCAGTGTTACGTCATAATCTGCATTTAATGTTATCGTCATTTAATCACCCCTCTTTACTCTATTGCAATGTAGTCAACATAGTATGTTCCTGTTGGAACGGTTTCCAATGTTGGCCCGTTATTAGATCCCATGCAGACGTTCAGATAGTACGACTTTCCCGACCCATTCACATGAGTGCAGAACGTCTTGTATGGTGTTGGTGCGGCTGTCTGCCGTAGCATTGCTATGACCTGCTTAGGTGCAAAGGTCAGTCCAAGCGGTATCCGCATCAGCGCATTTGTTCCCGTCATCTTGTATTCCACAGTGCCATAGTGTATCTTGCCGGCTCGGCTCAGTATTTCATCGATTTCCTCACCTGCGTGTTGCATAGGATAGTCATTTTCTGTGATGTCTTGTGTCAATGTCAAATCATCAGCCATTATCTCGCCCCCCTTAAAGCTGTTCTTCAACACTCAGGCCTACCGCAGAAATGTCTGCTGAAAGTCCGCCGTCAAAGTTAAAACCAAGATTTGTTATCGGTATGTCATAGCTGTCTGCGCCGTTGGTGTAGGTCACCACGTCACATATGTCGAAACGTGGATCACCAAGTCTGTGGTATAGCTCAGTGGTGTACCACGAAAAACCTCCTATCCTGCGCCACAGAGATTGCAAAAGTGACTCTGTCATGTATGGATTTTCAAACTCCAAAACTCTACCCTGTGTTGTGTCCGTCACGCCAAGTGACAGCGTAGTATCGTCATTTACTTTGCAGACTATACCGACTATCACGTTCTGCCTTTCCGACAGCGTAGGCAAATCAATGGTATTGTTGTCCAACGTTTTCACGCTCTTGCCATACCACTTTCGGACGTATTTTCCATATCGGTCAACATACCCGAACTGCCCCTGCGCAGAAGCTAGATAGGACAACATTTGGCGCATGGTCACGTCTTTTGGCACGGAGCCGACCTTGAAATAGAAATACTTTGAGTACAGCACCTTGCCGTTCTTATCTATCAACCTTCTGCCGTTCTTGTCACGCAGCAGTCGCACCTCTGTATAGTCATTGCCGTTCTGCAATCCTAATTGTCTGCAAATGTCGTCCTCAACGGATCTATTCCAGTTTGGCATAGGAATATGCGGCACATATGGCTTGTCGGAAAAATATAATCTGTCCGCCATTGTCAGCTGAACACTGCCGCCCGACTTTTTTGACTTCACACAGGTGAAATGTCCCATTGGTATCTTTTCGCCTGCAAGTATGCCGCTAGTTTCGTAGTCTACGAGATACAGATATGTGTCATACTCTTTGCCAAGAAACGCTGTTTCTGTGTCACTTATGGTCATGTTCCACGATTGCGAACACACGGCACCTAGTTCGATGTCGTCTGAAAGTGATGTTGCCTGCATGGAGCTATCAGCTGACATAATGCTGTCACCTGATATGACGCCCTCTGCATTCTCTATCCACAGCCGCCAAGTACGGCAATAGCTCTCGATACGCTGAGAGACAAGCTCCCCTGTTTTGTACATTCAAACGCCCCCTTTACTGCATTATCAAGTCCACCGCAACGCCTTTGCAGAACTGCTTGTTCTCGTCCCAGCCGAAAACCTCATAAGTTGGGTCGCCTGCGTAAACGTCAAAAGTGCTTTCCTGAAATGTCTCATCAAGGAGCGTGATACTGAAAAACGGACTGTTAACGTTGGAGATATACTCATTGAGTTTTGCCGTCTCCTCGCCTGTGAGATGATACCATTTCAACGTGACAGTTTTCTTTATGGCTCTTATATCGCCCACCATTTTGCAGTTAGCCGTCCGCCCTGCATTGTTCGACCATATCTTGTTGTTTGTAAAGCTCACTTCCGCAGGTGTGGCGACCCTTTCGCTGCCGAATATAAGTCCTCTGCTTTTCATTTTCTGCACCTCCTATGCCCTTATTGGCGACCTGCCGTTGCGCTTGATATAGTCGTTGATATCATCAATAACTATCTGTGTGATAGTCCTGCCATTGAGCGTAAGCGGTATGGTAACGCTTATCTTCTGATTTCCGCCTGCTCCGCCGTAAGACACAAGAGCCTGCAAAACAGCCTGTGTGATAGTATCCAGCGGTGCCTCGATATTCGTGCCACGCTTCTGATCGCCCAGAACTGCAAGGAATTCAGAGTTCGGCGGTATCACTGCACCTTGGGCAAGTTTTGGTATTTCGGGGATATCAATTTGGCTTAGGTCAAAGCCAAATGTCTGACCGCCAAGATCACCGGGAAGCCAATCAGGTGTTGTGAAGCTCAGCTCGTTTATGCCGTCGATTATCCAATTCAAAGCGTCCTCAACTGCACCTGTCAGACCATTTATAAGCCCGATTATCAAATTAATAGGTGTTTTTACTATGTCAACAAGTGCGTCCCATACGCCTTTGAAAATCTTCTTTACACCCTGCCAAGCTTTTTTCCAATCACCGGTGAACACTCCCGTTATGAACAACACAACGCCTTTAAGTGCTGAAATGATGTTCTTCACGGCGTCAATTATATTGCTTATGACATTGCCTACTGTCTTTATTATCTTACCAAGCACACTGCTGACTATCGGTCCAAGTATGCTCACAAGCCAGTTCACAACAGGTGCTATGGCTTTGTTGTAAATGCTCAGAACGCTTGTGATAAGTGTTCCAACAAAGTCGAGGAACTCATCAAGCAGAGGTTTCAAGTGCTCCGTCCAAACGCTGTCAGCCACGTCCATGAGCTTGTCAAACACAGGTTTCAAGACCGTTTCCCACAGATTGAGGAATACGTTCTTTGTGGTGGTTATGCCCTCGTTTATGCCGTCAAATATAGGCTGTCCCCACTCGTTCCAAAAGTCTGAAATGCTCTGCCAAGTATCGCTCCACAGTGTTTTCAAGGCGTTCAACACAGGCTGTGCAACGCCGTTCCACAAGGTATCGAAGATCTCTTTTATGTTGTCAAACAGTACGCCTAGCGTGTTCCATGTCTGCGTGCCAAAATCCGCCATTAGGGGTAATCCTACAGTGAGGAAGTTTTGCAGTATAGGGAACACTGCCACATTCCAGATATCAGAAAACACCTTGTTGAAGCTGTCAAAAAGTCCTATGCCTATCTTGCCAAGCGTGCTGAAAGCGGTCTGCATAAGCGGTGTAAAATCGTTTATAAAATAAGCTTTGAGCGGTTCGGAAAGCGACTTTATATCGCTGAAAACTCCGCCGAGTATCTGAACAAGTTCAATGCTCTCTCTTTCAAGTCCGCTCCATATATCAGCGAAAATAGGCTTAAAATTCTTATCAAGATAGTCTGCAAGCTTTTCAAACTGAGTTCTTGCTGATTTGAAAAAGTCAGACAGCTTTTTATTTGCCTTTCCCGTATCCACCTCAACGCTAGTCCCGGAAGGCTGCATTATCTCCCCAGCTCCGCTGACCCCAGTGCTGTCTGACTTGCTCTCATCATTCAGCTTGTTCATCTGGTCAAAGCTTGCAAGTGAGCCTTCCTGTGATTCCTGCGCTTGCTGTGCTTCGTCAGCTATATCGCTGTAATTATCCGCTACCTGAGAGGTGCTTTTCACTATGCTTTGAGCCTCGTCTGCACTGTTGCTTAGTTCAAAGCCGAACGCCTCTGAAAGTGCCCTCGCTGCCCCCTGTGCCAAAGCTATGAGCTGTGAAAGCAGACTGTTTATCGCCTTGACAGCAGGCAGAAGAACGTTCATCAGCACAGTGCCGATAGTTGCTCCGAACTCTTTCCATTGTTCAGAAAGTATTCTTGTCTGGTTCGCCCAGCTGTCAGAAGTCTTTGCAAAGTCCCCCTGAGCAAGAGCCGTCTGTGACATAACGTAGTTGTATCTCAGCTGGACTTTTTCAGCCTGCGACATATCGGCAGTTGACTTCGTGATACCCTTTGAAAGTGCATACGCCTGCAAATTGGCGTCCGTCATAACAATACCGAACTGTTTGAGGGTCTCAGTTTCGCCTGTAAAAATTGATTTCAGCGCCGTGCTTGCTACGTCCTGACCGACATTATAAAATGACGCCATATCCGCCGACAGCCCTGTAAGAGCCATAGCCATATCGCTTGCACTGTCATTGGCAAGCCCCATTCCTGCCGCCATTGCCATGAAGTTTGAGCCTGTCTGCTTTGCGGTGAGCTTTGAAATGCCGTAGGTCTTTACAGCCGTGTCAGCGAAGTCCTCCATTTTCTGCTTTGATTCACCGAAAGCCGTGTCAACAACGTTCTGAACTTCCGCAAGGTCTGAGGCTGTTTCTATGGATTGCCTGCCGAAGTCCACAAGCTTCTTGACGGAGAATGCAGCTGTCAGAGCCATTGCAAGGCTTTTAAGTTTTGGCTTGATATCCCCCACCATATCGGAAAGGCTTTTCAAGCCCTTTTCAAAGCCCTCACTGTTTATGTTGGTGTCAAAATTCAAGCACCCATCAGCCATTGTCATTCACCTCCCGTCAGTTGTTTCAGAAACTCTTTGTCCTCGTTTTCAGCCCTCTGCTCTTCTGCTGAGAGCTTTCGTTTAAGGTCTATCATATTGCGGTGGTTTCTGTAAAACTCCTGCTCGTATTTTTCAAGCTTTTTGTCCTTGTTAAGCTTTTGCCGTATGCCTATAACAGACGAAAAAAGCCCCTCGCCTATCTCATTGAAATAGCCGAGAAAAGTCCACCAATGAAGATATTTTACCGTCCTCGTTTCAAAGCCTGCCGCCTTGTTCACCGCAGGAAAAATAATACTCTCGTCCTGCTCCCAGTCGATAGTTTTTGCAGGCTGAACACTCTCCTGCGGAACATCTCCACCGCCTACAAACCAATAAGCCTTGTTGACAGCCTCCTGCAAATGCTCTCGTGGGATATCCTCAGCGTAAAGGCATTTAAGACACACATAGCACTTTTCACGCTCGTCAAGTTCGGGGTCTGCAAAGGCTGAATATATCCGCAGTATGACCCGAAAATCCGAGTGTATGGCATACTCTCTGCCGTCTATTTCAAGGGCTGTTGGCAAACTGCCTATCATTTCAGTAGCTCCCTGAGCAGAGCCTTTTTGTCCTCGTCAGAAAGCTCCGCCACATTGACCGCAGGCTGAGCAATATGTTGATGAGCGATAACAGGTGCGGTGTACTTCTCCACCTTTTCTTCGAGCTTTATCTGAGCCGCAGTCTGTGCTGACTTTATCTCCTGCACCACCACAACAAGAAGCGCTTCAAGGAAGTTCACAAGCACAGGCTTGCCGTTTGAAGCCACAGAGAACACGTTCACGCTTCCAAGCGCCGCCGTACACACATCGCTTCCAAATATGTCATTGACCATTTCTCTTGCACGCTGGTCATACTCTTTGAGAAGCTGAGTTCTGTCCTCGTTCTTCTCACGTTCTGACACTTCTTCTGCGATATTGTCAGCATTGCTCATAGCGTCCTGTATCCTTGTGATGATACCAACGTCTGACACGTTTATCCTTATAACTCTGTTCTCGTCACCGTTTATAGCGTACTCTTTGTAATTGCCGCTGTTAAAATTTATTGACTGCATTGACATTTCTATCATCCTTTCTGTATTATGGCAAACAAAAAGCACTCCGCTCTGAACGAAGTGCTTTCATATGTTTGTCATATAGTTTATTCTTCCGTAGTCTTTGCAAACGTTGGCACGCCTGCCGCAAAGGTGACAGAGCCTTTCACTCTGTTTCCTGCAAAGGTGCAGTTGAACGGGATATTTACGCCCCCCTGTGGTCCGCCATATGACTGCGGCTTGACTATGACATCTTCCGTCCATGCGTCATACGCGCCTGTGGTCTTGTCAACGATGACTTCAAGCACGCTTGTCTTGCAGGCGTCGCCGGTAAGACGATTCATCATGATATCCTTGAGCTTTTCGTAAAGTGCGTCACCGGGCTTTGCATAGAATGTGTCAAGGTCGAACTCAGGCTCATAGCCGTTGTCCTCAACTGTGGTTTCATCAAGGATATTCTTCTTTGTGGAAGTGTCAGGGTTGAGTGCCACACTTGCGTCCTCAACGTCCTTGCCGAGAAGATACCAGCTTGGTGATGAGGCGACCGCTGCGAATGTAGTGTCAAGATAATGCAGAAGATGGCTTCTGTTGAGCTTTCCGCTCTTGTATGAATAATCAGGCATATGTTTTCCTCCTTTTATATCTGATACTGTGCCGCTATCTGCAATTGATACTGCACAGTATCGTTTGTGTTTTCATTTGGTATTGCATATATCATTCCGTTTGCACAGGTGAGCTTTTCAAGAACGCCTGTCCTTTCCTCGTCCTCTGTTATGGTAGTGAACGTGGTATCTCGGTGCTTGTCTGCATAGCTTTCAAGCCACATCTGCAATTCAAGCAATACGCCGCTGTTTGACATTCTGTCAAAGTCGTTCATAGACTGATACACAGCATAGAGAATGAAGTTGTGCTGTCTTGTCTGACCACCCAGAATATCAGAGCTTATAAGGCTGTCGCCTGTTGAGGACAAGCCGTAATTTGTTGGCGTATCGTCGGTAAAGTCGATATGGATATCGTTGCAAACCTCCGATATTTTCGGGAATTGCTGCAAGATATCTTTCACAAGCTCGATTATGTTCATTTCGCTTTGCCTCCCATTATCGCCGCCGCTCCTCTGAGTATTTGCTGTTTCTTGTCGGCTTTCATTCGCTCAAACCAAAGCTTACCGGCAAGTGGCTCTTTAAAAGTGCTGTAAACAAGGTCTTTGTCCGTCAGCACTTTCTTTTCTCCATGTCGGGCGTAAGACGAGCCTGTAACAGAGGATACCATAAGCTTGCCGTAATACTGATAGCGTGCGTAAGGTGCAAGATACTGTATCTTGCCGCTGCCTATTTTTGTGCCTCTCGTGGCAGACTTTCTCAGATTAGTGCTGAGGGTAGGTGTATACTTCACCATATGCCTTATGCACTCAGCGTCAATGAACTTTTGAGCCTTATCAAAGCGTTCTGAATACTTGCCTGCAAAGGACTTATCCCAAGTGATAGCCCTGCTGTCCATAGGCTGACCTATCTTCATTTTACGCTCACCTCCATATGTGGCAGACCGCCGAACATATAATCATCAATGCTCATTACCGTAACAAAGTCATACTCCGCACGGAAGATTTTCATGCTCTCAGATATGCTCTGCGGCGTTTGATTATCGAACTCAAACTCGCATTTTCCTCTCACAAGCATATCCTTTGCAGGGGTTTTCGGTGCATTATCATCATAGAAATACACCCTTGTGCTGTCTGAGGTCTGCATACCGCTTTTCACGATACTTCCCGACTTATTCTCACACCAGTAAACTTTCTCTGCATACTTCCGCACAAATCCCTCTGTCTGCTTGTCGAAAAGATACACCGTGCAATCGCTGTTTGCAAGCATTTACCTCACCCCTCTGTAAAGCAGCCCTGTTCCGCTGAGCCATTTGTACACGATATCGTGAACGGCTCTGTCAGCGTTCTGCCTGCGGATATCCGAGCTTTCATATGACTTTGACCAGCCACCAACGCTTTCGGAAGATACCCCATGAGTGCCGCCCTCCTGCTCTGCCTTGAAGATATTTTCCGCAAGCTCGCAGCAGCACATTTTCACTTCTTCGGGGATATCGTTCTCGTCAACGTTGTCAAGGGTATATTGCTTCATAAGGCTTGTGGCTTGCATTGCATAGAAGTCAAAAGCGGCAGATATGTCAGGCTCTTTGCCGCAAAGATAAACGCCTATATAATAGCTCTCGCTTGCATATGCTTTCATACTGCCGCACCTCTTTACTTCTTGAATCTTGCAAGCACTACCTTTGACTGGTCTGAAATAGCCACAGTGTAATGCTTGTCAGCAGATATATCTGTGCAGCGCTTTGTGCTTCTTCTCTCTGTTTCAACGTTGGTGTCACGCTTGAGGTAGATAGTCAGAGCTGATGTTTCGTCCTCTGTTTCAGTATCAGCGTTGAGCTTGATGATAGGGCATATGTAGAAAGTGCCAGCCTTGACAGCGGCGTTCTTTACAACATAGTCACCCACCTTTGGAGCGTAACCCTCTGCACAAGGCGTTACTGAGCCGAGCTTTATCTGTGAAGCAGTTGGTGAAGCTGTGCTGTCTGCAACAACTTCCTTTGCACCCTCTGCATCGCTGTCAACTCTCACATACTGTTCTGGGATAGCCTCGTTAAGTGAAACTTTCTTTGACGGAACGATACGGCAGTTCGCTATTTTGCCTATCTCGCCTGTCATTACCACATTGCCGTCATACTTATCTGCTGAAATGAAGTTCGGGTCCTTTCTAAGCTGTGAGTTCTGATGAGGATTAATAAACATAGCCTTTTCGGTGTTCAGCTCCTCATTGAACTTGTCAACAGCGTCAACAATGCCGCTGTAAGAGATAGCAGAAGCCGAGCCGTCATAGATGAGCTGAGCTTTCATAAGTGCGTCCATGCTGTCTGCGTCCACCTTAGAAGCGATAGACATTGCAAGCTGTGAAGTCGCCTGACCTGCAGGGTTTCCATAGCCGCTGAGAAGTGCTTCATCAGTTATCTCCACCGCTTTCATGGCTTTCTTCACCTTAGCCTGAGTGGAGTCTGTTTCAAGCTTGACAGTTTCGGCTTCAACGCCCTCTGCAACATCAACTGCGTCGCCGATATACTTATACTGCGGCACTGTGATAGTATCGCCAGGCACGCCAACGAGCGTTCTGTCTATCTTCGCAAAGGGAGATACAGTTATCTTAGACTCTATCTTTGCGTCGATCATATCACTCATCACCTCAGGATCGATAAGGTCGGTGATCTTTGTCTGCTCTGCGAAATACTGCATAGAAATTCTAATGCCATTTGTCATTTTCATAATATCCTATCCTTTCAACTGTTCGTATTTTTCGGGGTCTGTTCGTTTAAGTTCAAGCCTTTGCATATACCCCATTTTTGCAAAGGTTTCTTTGCTCACATCACCTGCGGCAGGAGTACCTGTTGGCGCAACCGGATTTTTGATAGGCTCAGAACTTTCAAAAAGATAATCGTTATCTTTCTTCACGTTCTCGATAGCCGTCTTGATATCCTCAGCCTGATTTTTGGAAGCTTTGAGAGTTTCCACATCAAGCAAAGCTTTAAGAGCCTTGACGTTTCTTGCCTTGCTTGCCGAGATAGCGTTATCAAGGGTAGCGTCAAACTCCATATCAGATATCTTCGCCTGATACTCGGTATCTTTCTTAGCAAGGTCAGCGGTGAGCTGTGCGACTTTCCCGTTAAGCTCGTTGACGTCCACGCCCTCAAATTCTTTGAGAGAGTTCTGTGCGGTATCAAGGCTGTCCTTATAGTTATCACGCTCCACCTCAAGGCGGCTTTTCACCTTTTCAAACTCAGCCACAGTCTTATAATTCTCTGCCACCTGTTTTGTGATGTCCTGTTTCTTGTCCTCAGGGATAACGATACCCAGAGCGGCAAGGATCTCAAAAATGTTTTTCATATGTTTGTCCTTTCTACATAGCTTATATACCGCTCTGTCTGCGGTGTGAAAGTCTGACAGTTTAACGTCATACCAAGGACGAAATGGTATGAAAAAAGCACCCGTTAAGGTGCTTAGTTCCGGTATTTGGGTATAAAAATACCGCCCGACCTTAGTCAAGCGGTAAAACTATCATTTGAAATACTCTGTAAGTTCAACTTCTGAATCAATGTACACAGCGTCTATATAATAACTGTTGTGTACGATTATCTTCTTTCCGTTTAATTCATATATCTGCGTTTGTGAGCCGTCAACATCTGTCAGCATATCGGACCGTTCAATGCCTGGGATATGCTTTTCCAATGCTGCACATTGCTTATCAAAAATTTCTTTGTCCGCAGCCGTGCAAATATTGTATTCATATTTTTTCATTGCGATCCTCCAATCCATACCTTTTATCTACTGATCTTCGTGTTTTTACAGCGGTCTTCAAAGTGTCTGCTATAGCTTCTTCTCTGCTCATGTTTTTTCGTACCATTTTATTTGATACCAAGTCTTCAAAAGAAATGATAGGTTCGGTCTGGTCAAGGGTTTTACGAGCTTTTTGATCTGCCATTAACTCTCTTGCCTGAAAGCGATACTTGTTACGCAGTTCACAAGCTTGTCTTGCCTGTTCTTCAATAGACTTGCTTTTGTCGATAAGCTGAGGGATATTTTTGTTATGGTGTCTGTACCACTTTCGCACGTCTATATCAGACATCTTACCTTTCATATCAATTATATCACTATAATCTTTTTGCGTCAAGTCTATCTTGGTTTTTCCCACCCCGATATTCCCCAGTCCGTCGGCGTTTACACGCTCTCTCTGCTGAGGCAGGCCCATTGCTTTTGAAAACCTTGTATACTCTTGGGAAGTGCCACGATATCGGCAGCGTGCGTTGATGATATCTTCCTCATCAGCACCTGCCTCTTCAAGAAGATGTATCTTCTGCCGCTGGGCTCTCATTGCAGTTTCAAGCTTTCTTTGCCGCTGTAAAGCCTCGTACTTTGTGTACTCTTTATCACCGTACTTAACAGGCTTGTTCTCCTCTGCATTCATCTGTGCAAGCTCCTCGTCTGTATAGGAACGCTCAGATATGCCGGGGATAAAAGGGTAATAATCGTGATAGCAATTCGCACCGCACAGACCTGTCACAGTACCAAGACCGCAGATAGTTTCAAGCTCTTTTTTGCTGTAGACCTTGCCCTGCCATTCTTGATGAGAGGGTCTTGCTCCGCTGTGCCAAGTGACTTCAAAATAGTCTGTGCCAAGCTCTTTGGCGTTGTCCTCATTCATTTTTGCGGTTAGCTGTGAAAGCCCTGTCATTACCGAACGCCTTGCGGCTACGTCTGCTCTGTTGCTCCAGCCTGTGGCATAGTCCACAGTACGCAGACCTGAGTTCGTCATATCCGAAATGACTTTCTTTATGACCGTGTTATAATCGAACGCTCCGCTTGCTATGCCCATTATGGCGTTATCAAGACTCTGCTGATAGAAGTCTGCCGCCTGAGTAAATTTAAGTTTGCCGTCAGGCTGTTTTACTGCAAATCCAAGTGACTGAGATATGTTTTTAAGCTCCCCCGAAGTCTGCTCCGATACAGCCGACAAAAGCCTTTGCAGACCCTCGTTTTCTTCAAGTGGTATTCGTGCCTTGCCTTTGGTCTTGTATATGCTATCGTCCCATTCATAGCCTTTTTGCAGGATATCATTGTACAGCTCTTTTATCTCAGCTTTGGAGAGGTCAAGGTTATCGGCAATGGCTTTCTTTATCTCACGCTTGCTCATTCCAAGCTCGTGAAGCCTGTATATCTGCCAATCCGCCGAACGTGTTATCTCGCCGTTTATCTTTATCCTGCGGACGATGTCCTCCATTATCTGCATTTCAAGGTCACGCAGGGGCTTGTCAAGAACCATTGAAACTCGCTCTATCTCGCTTGCTTTGAGCATTATTCTATCACCTCTGCGGTGCTGTCTGAGGTCATTTTCTTAGCCGTTTCCTCGTCCTCACCATACCATTTCATTCGGTATTCCCACAGTGGCATAATGCCCATAGAAACGTCCTGACGGTCGCTTGCACGCTTTGTTTCATCATCAGCAAGGATACTGTCCTCAAAGTTCACAGACAACTCATAACCGCTTTGAGTAAGCCCATTATAAAACGCCAGCGAATAGCAGAGGTCTTCGAGGCAGACACGGAGATTATTCTGTATCGCCGTGACAGTATCGAACTTTCTCTGCTTTGAGGACTTTATCTCCGTTGCCGTCTTATCAACTGTCTGTGGGTTTGAGATATCCCCATAGGACAGCCCCACAGCAAACTCTATCTCACGCTTGTATTCTTCAAGACCTGCGATAAAATCAGCCTGCCTTAACTGCGGTGAGAACTCGTGATAAAAGTCACCGCTCGTGCCAGCTGACACGTTTACCCCTCTGAAAAGCCGTTCATTGAGCTTTGGCATTTCTGCACGTTTCTTACCTGTGAACGGGTCTGTCACAGGTCTTAGCACAGCCTCGTCAACGTCTATTGCACGCTCTCCTGATTCAAACTCCCAATCGAGCCTGCCGAATTGGATATCAGCTTTTCTTATGACTTCTTCCGCCCCTGCGAACACTGATACGCCTGAATGTGAACCGTCAACTGTATTGTCGATAGGGTTGACATAATAGCCGAAAGAGGGTCGCAGCATAAGTGGATAGGCTATCTTAGGGATAAGCTCCGCCCACTCTGAAACAGCTGTGAGAGGTATCTCAGCCCCAAGAGACACGCCGTCATTGGAGCGAAAAGCCCTGTTTGTGATAGTCAGTCCTTTTTCATAGTCCAGAGCGTGATATTCAAGCCTTATGCGGTAATCATTATCGCCCATGCGTTTTATCTCAGGGAAAATGACCTTTATAAGCCTGCCGTTCACGTCATACTCCACAGGAATGAACTGCGACTGCGGAACATACTGCACCTTATCAGCACCCAGCGGCTTTATTATCATTGCTCCTGTTGCAAGACCTCTTTGCAGATTTTTGTTGAGGTTTTCAAGGGCGTTTTTCATTATGGCATCAAGCTTATCGTTGGAAACTTTCAGGGTCATTTCATTGATAGCCGTGTTTGCAAACTCCCTCACAACTGCGTGTTCAAGCCGCAGAGAGTGAACTCCCTTGGGTGCTGCATTACCTGCATACATTCTGTCCCACTTGTCGATAGCTCTTATCATACTGTCCGTCACGGCGATATCAATACCGTAAACGCCCTTTATATCTGACTTTGAAAGCATTCTGCTTATCCACTCCCTTATTTTTGAAATAATGCCCATAGCTTACTGACCCCGCCTTTTCCATACTCTTTCCATTGCATACCGAACGGCGTCGATAACGTGGTCATTGCCGTCGGGATAGCCGCTTATAACGTTGCCCTCTTTATCCCTGTCATACTCGCAGTTGATGAACTCCTCGCAAGCCACAGGACAACGCTTGTTATCTATAACGATACTCCGCAGAGATTGCAGCCACTTATATGAATACTCCCTGCTGTTAGGGCCTTTCTCTGCGCCTCTCGCAAGCAAGCCGTATGCTCTGTAATCCTCAACAGACTTATTCTCTGCACTGTCGCAGGTGATAAGGTCATTTGCCGTGATACCAAGCTCCAGCAAATGCTTTGCGGTATCAACATTCTTTGTTTTGTTGCAGGTGTACTCCTGCCATATGAACAGCGTGTGCTGAGCAGGGGCATAATGCACTCTGACAAAAGCGTAAAGGTCGGGATACCAGCCCCAGTCAACGCCGTTATAGATGTTATCGAACTGTGCTATCTCGTCGTCGGTTATCTCTCTTATGAGGACGTTATCGAAAACATTGCCACCAGTACCATTTGCAACGCCCATATACTCGTTCTCATAGGCAGTGGGATTGGTTTCTTTGAGAAATTCTGCATCATCAAGAAAAGGCTTGCCAAGCCACTTTTTCGGCACAGTTAGATAAGTGCTTTCGGTAACGAGTCTGTCCGTTCTCGGCACTTTGATGTATTTATTCGCCCAGTTCTGAGCCGACTTCGGAGGGTTGAAAGACTTGAACTTATATGCTCTCTCGCCGCCTCTTATAACAGACTGTTCTATCGTTCGCACAGCTTCTTCACCGCCGAACTGGTCAAGCTCCTCAAACCACACGATGCCGATATAGCCAAAAGGCGGCTTGATAGACTTTATCTTGTGCGGGTCATCAGCACCACGGAAGTATATTTTCTGCCCTGTTGAAATGCGTGTGATCTCAAGGGGCGACTTTGTGCAGGCAAACTCATCATCAAGACCAAGTGCAGATATTGCCCAGAGTATCTGAGAATAAACGCTGTCTTTAAGAGTATTCGCCACAGCACGCAGGACGCAGGCGTGCATATTCTCGTTCTTCATCAGCAGGTCGATAACATTCAGACCGCAGAATGAAGATTTAGTCGAGCCACGTCCGCCAGGGAAAACATACTCGGAATGTTCCTGCTCTGCAATATCGAACAGTACAGGCGAGAATGTAGGAGCGACAAGGCTCGCAGGGATACCGCTGTACACCTTATTAGGCATAGAAACAGGCTCAAGCTTTTGTTTTTCAAGCCTGAGCCTTGCGTTATCGTATTTTATCTTATGTTTGAGCATATCGTCATCACGAATAATGTCACGCAGCTCTTTCACCGCCGCAACATCCCCTTGCTTAGCCCTTGCCATAAGAGCCGCATTCACAAGGAGCATATTATTGATGAAGTCGGGGTCAAGGCTGTTAAGGTCAATGCCCTGCTCCACGAGAAACTCATAGTCCGCTCTGGTATTGGCAGGCTGTTCAAGCAGGAAGTCCATTACCTGCTTCATAGTCTTTTTACGCCTGCGGACTTCGCCTGATTTTTTACCGCCTTTTGCACCGTTTTTTCGAGCTTCACTCGAGCTTGGAACTATTAAATTCTGTTCATTCGGCATTCACCTCACCTCGGTTTTTTTGTTCTTTAGGGTATGAAAAAAGCCCCGACAAGCGGAGCTTTGAACACTCAATATTATTAATTTTATTGGTTATATTTCGATCTATCCAAAACAACTTTTAAATCGCCAAAAATAACCGTGGTTCCGTTATTATATATTTTTGCAATGCCACATATAGCATTTGTATCTCTTCTATACAAACCCTCAGGGTCATAGTAATCCGTAGTTTCAAAAAATCTGACTATATAAGGGTCTTCATTATATTTATTCTTCATATAATTTATCATTTTGTCATAACAAAATTGATATTTTATCGAATAAAATATATTATTCTGTTGAACTTCTTGAAGGGTTAATGTATCATCAAAATCATCTACAATGCTAACCTCTTGGGCATATTTATAGCCTTCTTTATGAATTTGACTATCTAACTGCGTTATAGTTTCATTGCGTAATCCTTCCACTAATTCTTCAAGTGCTGTTTTGTTGAAGTTTGATTCTGCTAATAAATAATCTTTAAACATTCCTTTTAGCTGATCTTCGCAATTACAACATATGCAATTTCCATTCTCAAATCCATCATAAAATATTCGGCTTTTTGCCTGTTGTCCACATAAAAAACATTTTGTAGTAAGTTTATTGCTTTGATGTTCCTCCATTTTAAACGGTTTATTACCATTAAATTTGACTACCAAGTACAATCACTCCTCATAATAATATTTCTTAAATAATATCACTAATCAGAGCGAAAATCAACGAAATGCACCGAATTTCTATTTACTGCATAAAACACATTTGTATTTTTTATGCAGTATATCAAGAATTCGACATTTATGAACTTTTTACGACGCAACGCAAGAGCGACCGCAAAAAGCAGCCGCCCTTGTGAAAATATTATAAGGAGTTTTGTAAATGGTGGAGCAGATGTTGAACTGGCACGCTCTCGACCTGCATACGGAGCTTTCGCCCCGTCGGACTTTTTTATGGAGGTCCGCAAATGTTTGCTTGCCTTATTGGCTATTGTAATGATATCATACTATGTACGTTCCTGCAAGTGGTATTGAGTGGTCTTGTGTGGTATATTTAATTTCTCACAGCCATTGTGAAACATTCTCAGCACCGTCTTGTAATCTCTGAAAATATAGTTGTGAGCTATCTTCTTCACCGATATGCCGTTGATGAAATACAGCTTGATTATCCTTGCAGTATCTATGGTTTCAGCTTCCTCATTGCAGAACATTTCGTCTATCTCAGACTGTATCTCCTGCGTGAGCCTTGCACGTTCTTCGCTCAGCTCCTTTTGTTTCTCACCCTTGCAGGCATAACTCAGCATTGAACTTTCAGCCGTGTTGCCGGGCGTTCCTGCCGAACTGTCATTCTTGTCATAGCATACGGCTTTCCCATTCAGTATCCTTGCCCTGTTTTCTTCAAGATTGGCTATGAGCTTTGGTATCAGCTGATAGCGTGATATCTTTTCTTGTATTGTCAATCCCTATCCCTCCTCGATCATTCTTCCGCAAACAGGACAGAACTCAAAACGGACTTCC